TCATCCCACTTTCGGGTGGGACGCAAGTAAGTCGCGGAACGGAGCGTTCATCCCATGATACCAGAATTACTTCTGTACACATCACTAACTTGTGAGCAATCTTCAGAGTTAATGCTGAGGATTGAACAACACAAGAATCTACCTGATCCAATCAAGGTGGAGTTAGTTGAGACCGTAAAGGAATCAGCACCCCAATGTGACTGGGACGCAAACGACTGAAGGAACGGGACTAAAATCCCAACTACTTCAGGAGAAGTCAAATGAACACACTTACTAAGATCAGAAAGCAGATCAACAAAGCTGCTCGTTTACATGATGCTCAGATTCACGCTACCACATATCGTGGTGTCGAGTATGATCCTAGCAAAATGGTAACGAATGAAACACATGGAACTTTTACCTATCGTGGTAAAACATACACCAAGTGATAACATAAAGAGGGATTCACTCCCTCTTTTTTATTGAGTACAATTGCGTAGGCAATAATATTCGTTGCAATATTCTTCAAATCTAATACATTGAAAATAAATAGTGGTAGAATTAGAGAGGTGTATCATGAATCCTAACCCTCCCCTTTATTATGAAACTTATGTTAAGGAGGTAATTAAATGCACAATGTTCTATCACGCTCACAGTTAGATGAGTGGCGTCACTTTGAAGATACAATTGATTCAATTCAACAGCAAGAAAACCAAAAGCTAAACGACTATTATGAATGTTTAATTGAATCAGAGTTACTTAATCAACATGAGAGTAAGAAAATATGCAAGCATATTCTTACATAATTCACTGAGGGGTTGCAACCCCTCTTTTTTTATGGTATGATAGTCACATCTGTAACCTAAATATGGATAGAGAGAAACTGAAGCTCATCGTGAAGAACCTTAAGTCTCTAGTCAACGCACTTGAGAGTGAAGTGTATTCAAACGTGGATGCATACAAATATGTTCACCCATGGGATGAACATGTAAACAAGACAACACCAAGAGTAGTAACTTCAGAGAATGACGATGACGGATACGCAGATTGATTGGCGATACTCAGACGATAAATTAAAATTACGTGAGGAGTGTTTAAAAATTCTTCTTACCAAATTTGGTAGACAAATGGAAGGTACAATTCCTAAGTATCATAGTCAGTCAATATATAATTGTGCTCACGACTGGGTAAGTCAAGGACACAAAATTTCTAATGGCGTTGTTGCTTATTACAAGACCTACTATGACCCGAATAAAAGACCAAATCAGATTAGCGAAGAAAGCACTTAAAGAATCTAAAAAAAGACCAGACTTGTACTCAGAAAATGAGTTAAAATATATGGTACTTGCACTTACTCGTGCTAAAATTCAACTTAAATTAAAACAACAAAAAAGAAAACAGGAGAAAGGATTTAGTAATGAACTCAGTGAAACTCGTAACAGTAACACCAGAAGCGGAAAAGACGATGGGTTACGTAGCGAGGGTGAGCAACCCAAACAATCAGGAAAATCCTGAGGTTGCTGGTCTTCTAAAATACTGCATCAAACATAATCATTGGTCTGTATTTGAACAGGCACACATGACTCTAGAGATTGAAACTACTAGAGCAATCGCAGCTCAAATTCTGAGGCACCGTAGCTTTACATATCAAGAGTTTTCTCAACGGTATGCTGATAGTTCTATGCTTGCAAGTCATATTCCTATGTTTGAATTCCGTCTTCAAGACAAAAAGAATCGTCAGAATAGTATTGAAGGAGTAGATCCTTTTACTACACAAGAGTTACAGATCGCAGTGCAACGTTACTTTGAAGAAGGTATGGACATCTATAAACAGATGTTGCGTCTCGGAATTGCAAAAGAGTGTGCTAGAATGGTACTACCATTAGCAACGCCAACTAAAATCTACATGACAGGTTCAGTTCGGTCATGGATTCATTATATTTCTTTGCGTTCTGCTAATGGGACGCAGAAAGAACACATGAACATCGCACTAGATGCTAAACGTGTGTTCGCTGAACAATTTCCTATTTGTGCTGAAGCTTTGGAGTGGAACTAATGGCAACTTATCCTGTAATTAATAAACAAACTGGTGAACAAAAGGACGTTAGAATTAGCGTCCATGATTGGGATCAATGGAAGGAAGACAATCCTGATTGGGATAGAGATTGGAGTGATCCATCTACATGTCCTGCCTCAGGTGAGGTTGGTGAATGGAGAGACAAGATGGCAAAGACTCATCCTGGTTGGAAGGACATCATGAAAAACAAAGTGATTCCTAAAGCACCTCGTAACCGTACCATTACAGACAAATACAACTACTAAAATGCCAGTAAAAAAGAAAAGCAACCATCAGAAAGCACCTGGTCAAGGCATGACTCTGAAACAGAAGAAGCGTAGGAAACCTATTAGTGAAGACTATATGATTCCCGTTGAACCTATCACTGATAACCAAAAGGTTTTCTTTGATCAATGGGATGAGGGTAAGATGATTTATTCTTATGGTGTTGCTGGTACAGGTAAGACATTCATTGCACTGTACAAAGCACTGAAAGATGTGCTGAATGAGTACACACCATATGAAAAGATCTATATCGTTCGTTCTCTAGTAGCTACTAGAGAGATTGGTTTCCTACCTGGTGATCATGAAGATAAGTCTTCTCTCTATCAGATACCTTATAAGAACATGGTGCAAGCTATGTTTGAGATGCCTGATGATGCATCATATGAAATGCTCTATGATAATCTGAAGGCACAGGAGACCATTTCATTCTGGTCTACCAGTTTCATTCGTGGTACTACATTAGATAATGCTATTGTTATCATTGATGAATGTCAGAACCTGAACTTCCACGAACTTGATTCAATTATCACTCGTGTTGGACAGGATAGTAAGATCATTTTCTGTGGTGATGCTGCACAAACTGATCTACAAAAAATCAGTGAGCGTACAGGTATCATTGACTTCCAACGCATCCTACAAAACATGGATGAGTTTTCTCTTGTAGAATTTGGTGTCGAAGATATCGTTCGTTCTGGTTTAGTTAAGTCTTATCTCATCAATAAAATCAACCTAGGATTATGAAGTTGTTTAATCACGTAGGCGACATCAAACCTATTGAAATGGTTGCCGAGATGGTGGATGGTAAACGCATGTACCTCACACCAGAAGGCATGAAGTTTCCATCTGTCACCACTGTGATTGGCAACAATGCAAAGAAGATGGCGGGTATCGCTAAGTGGCGAGCTCGTGTTGGTGAGAAAGCAGCTAATGCTAAATCCACTCGTGCTACTGGACGTGGTACAAAGTACCATTCAATTGCAGAGGATTATTTTAATAACAATCTTGACCTGAAAAAGTATAGTAAGTTTCCACTCCCTGTCTTGATGTTTCATCATTCTAGGGACACTTTGGATCGCATAAATAATATTTACTTACAGGAAGCTGCGCTCTACTCTAAGCATTTAGAATTAGCAGGGCGTGTAGATTGTATCGCTGAGTTTGATGGAGTGTTGTCTATTATTGATTTCAAGACAGCAGAACAACCTAAGCGTGAAGAATATCTCTACGATTATTTCGTTCAGGAAACAGCATACGCATGTATGCTTCAAGAAAACTACGGGTTAAGTGTAAAACAACTCGTCACTATCGTTGCTTGTGAAAACGGAGAGACCCAAGTCAAGGTGCTTCCACCTAAGAAAGAATATTTCATCAAGTTGATGGGTTACATCGACGAATACCAAGAACGATATGGACAAAAAACAATTATTAGAGGATAAATTTATGACCGCTGCGAGATTCTCGCAGGAAGTGGAAAAGATTGCAATACACAATCCCGAAATGAATTATATTGATTCTGTTATTCACTACTGTGAGGTTAATGAAATTGAATTAGATAGTGTAGGTAAGCTAATTAGTAAACCATTGAAAGAAAAGTTGCGTCATGAAGCACAGCAACTTAATTTTATGAAGAAGACCAGTCGTGCCAAGTTAATGCTAGTATGAGTTTTTTTAAATCCGATATCGTTCGTGGAGATATCCAAGAAATGTTGGAACTCCAGCAATTTTGTTTCAGATCAGCAATGAATTTCGTCCTCCTTGAAAATGATAGGAAGATGGATTATTTCAATGCACTTGAAACTCTTATCGAAAAACAGAAGATCTTTTATGCTCGTGCTAAACTGAGCGAAGACCCCGAAGCTAAGTCAGTCATCGAGACCATGAAGCAAGGGGTTATCATGTTGGGTGCTACACCTGACACATCTATTGAATCCATGTTCGATGAACTATTGTTAAAGGTTCAACGCATGAAGGATCAATTAGAGGCAGGTGGTTGACGCCACGTTACTAACCTGCTACTATTACATCGTTGGGCAGACGGGACTGGGAGACTGGTTCGCACGTAAGACCCAACATACAAACCAAATCCAATTAAATCCGAGGTAATCTAATGTCTTTTGCAGATCTAAAGCGTAAATCACAGAACAATTTCTCATACCTTCAGAAGGAACTAGAGAAATCATCCAGCGGTAAAAACGTTGATGAGAGATTCTGGAAACCAGAGGTTGACGCTGCTGGTAACGGGTATGCTGTTATCAGATTCCTTCCTGCCCCAGAAGGAGAAACTATTCCGTGGGCAAAAGTGTACTCCCATGCCTTCCAAGGTGTTGGTGGTTGGTACATTGAAAACTCCCTGACTACACTTGGCGAAAAGGATCCCGTTGGTGAAGTCAACCGCCGTCTCTGGAACAGCGGTGCTGATGAAGATAAAGAGACTGCTCGTAAGCAGAAGCGAAAGCTTTCTTATTACAGCAACATCTATGTGGTGAAGGATCCTAAGCACCCTGAGAACGAGGGTAAAGTATTCCTTTACAAGTATGGTAAGAAGATCCATGACAAGATCCTCGCTGCTATGCAACCTGAGTTCCAAGATGAGACACCAGTAAATGTCTTTGACCTTTGGGAAGGTGCTAACTTCAAGTTGAAGATTAAGAAAGTAGCAGGATACTGGAACTATGACAGCTCTGAGTTTGATAGTGTTAGTGCTCTGTCTGCAGATGATGATGAACTTGAAGGAACGTGGAAAAAAGAATACTCACTAGAGTCATTCACTTCCAAGGATCAATTCAAATCCTACGAAGATCTTGAGCGTCGTCTGAACCTTGTACTTGGTATCAGTTCACGTCCTGCTCCTCGTGTTCCTGATGAGTCATTTGAAGATGAGTCTGAAGGTCGTGGTTACGATCACGCTAGTGATAGCTTCAACGCTCCTGACATCACTCGTTCTGCACCTTCTCCTGTCAAGCAGGAAGCAGTTGTAGATGACGACGATGCACTCTCATACTTTGCTCGTCTAGCAGAAGAATAATATGGGAACTGATTTACTCGCGGCACCATTTACTATGGCTGCCGCCAGTCTCAATCTAAATGATGCATGGGACATGTCATGGGGTGAGGGTATTCAATTCCTCATCGTATTAATTATTCTTTACTACATCAAGAAACGTATTGATTTGCACTTCGCAAGAAAGACTGCAAAGAATACTATCTACAAGGTCAAAATTGTAGAAGGTCACATCGATGTTGACCATGGTGATGTAGTTACTCATCCTAAAAAGTGGTGAAAAAATACTTAAGAGCTTTCTTAAATCCAATAACCCAGATCAATGTAATGATTCTGGGTTTTTTAATTCTCGTACAGATTATACATACCAGAGCACATCATTCATATGAAGTTGATGTTCATGGTTGGGTTCATCAATACCTAAAAGAGAACCCTGATAAATGCAACAGTAATTATTAGTGAACAATCCTAACACTCAATTAAGAGATCTTATTCATGTAGAAAGAGGTATTATACCTGATAATCTATGTGATCATATTATTAAAGATATTGAGACAAGAGAATGGGAACCTCACACTTGGTATAATAATATGACCAAGACCAGTGGTTCTGAAGAGACAATGGAACTTGATGTTCAACCAATCACTCAAGAACTTCAACAATTATTGTCACCTATAATGATACAAGCTTGTGGTGTATATAATAACAAATATGCATATCCTTGCGAAAGGACAAGTCAAATAATGAATATGTTTTCTGGTATTCGTTTTAATCGTTATAGTAGTGGACAGATTATGAGACAACATCACGATCATATTCACTCACTCTTTGATGGTAATGAAAAAGGAATACCAGTTTTAAGTCTTATATTAAATCTTAATGATGACTATGAAGGTGCTGACTTGTATTTTTGGAAAGATCATATAGTTAAATTAGGTAAGGGTGATATTATTATGTTCCCTTCTCTATTTTTATTCCCTCATGGTGTGACTGAGGCAACAAAAGGCACACGTTATTCAGCAGTATCATGGGCTTGGTAAAATGAAGAAAAAAGAAATGATCGAGAAGCTACGCAAGCGTCTCGATCAATTAGAGCACGACAACTTAGTTCTCCTTACACGAGTTGCATCGCTAGAAACGAAATTCGATAATCAAATCTGTGAAAAGTGAAAAAAATTCTCCGCCAAA